CATTATCTCTGACATATAGCCTGCTTCCACTGGCATACCCTGTGCATTCATTTCCCTGAAGGAGGCCCTCTTATGTTCTGCCTTATCAACATATTCCCTTGCCTTTCCCCAAGCTGTTTTGTCATTGAGGAAGGATAGATATTCAGAAGCCATACCCATTGTACCAGCAGGGTAGAGATATTTCTTGTCAAAAGCCCCAATGATAGTCTGAGACTTGCGAATAGTGTTGTAGACATTGGCACAGATAGCTCCGTTTTTATATGAGTAACCTTTTCTACGGGATTTACCAATGATAATGTGATGTCCTCCATCCCTCCAATCAACTTCAATGGTAAAAGGAAGAGCAAGACTTTTAAGAACTTTCTCCTCAAGGATAGTTCTGAGATCAGAGTTCTTTTTAAGTACACCATCAGGGTCAACATACTGGAAATTGGTTGTATCATTTATTTCAAGAGCATTACTAATTCTCACCCTCTCAGCTTCAAGTCTCCAGTACTCAGCTCTCTGTTCCTTAGTGGAAGGAGCTAAAGCCTCATCAGTGAACAGGCCATTTTTTGCTATCTCAATGGCCCAGAAAAATGCAAAGTCCCCATCCCAGAAATCAGGAGCTTTCACCTCCTTGATTGCTATCTTACCTCCCTTCTCCTCTGCTATCTTGATCTGTGTGAAGTTCAAATAAAAATAGTGGTGTTGTGTTATCTTCACCCCACCACTACTGTATCCATTGATGCACCTGTCCAGCATAGTATCCCAGTACTCTGTGTACTGGTGTGAGCCTTCAGGGTCAGTACAATAGTATCCATTCTTCCTGAAGCCAATGGCCTCCTCCCTGAATACCTGTGTGTTTAACCATACTCCCTGTTCATTCCTGACCTGATTGGTTATAAACCTTGTGCTCACTGGCTACCTGTTTTTAAAGCTGTCATAAAATAAAGTATTAATCTCCCTGTCTGGTGTCAATTCAATATGTTCATCAAAGACACTCTCATACTCAAGCAGCCTGTTAAGCCTTACTATGAGATTGAGGTGGATCTGTTTTGCTACTTTAGCATCACTGCTTATGTACTCTTCCTTTGAGGTGTAGGTGCTGATGATATCATCACAGTCCCTTACCACTCTTGTTGAGTTAATGATCATCCTCCTGATCTCATCTCTCATGAAGAGAAGCTGTATCTCAAAGATGTTTAATTTAGTCCTTACCTTCTTCTCAGAAGGAGTGACATACTTACTGCTTATCAACTTTTCATAATTGGCAATGTTCTCCCACATTTGCCTGCCTTCATCTGTTAGTTCTTCTGTGTGTGACATAGTATATGTTTTTAGGTTGGAGTCCAGTACTGGATTTGAACCAGTGTCCCAGGTTTTGCAGACCTGTGCTTTAGCCCCTCAGCCAACTGGACATGTTAGGTGATTATCTCTCATACTGACCTATCTTCCTTGAGTTACGAGTCCTTGACTCTTCCACCAGTTCAAAGTTGACCTTACTTCTTGCTATTTCCACTCCTTTAGCCACATCAGGCAGTTCTTTCAGAGCTGCTGCCACTTCTTTAGGCTTGATGATCATCATTCCTGTCCTTGTTCTCTCACTGAAGTTAAAGGTATTGAAATAGTTCTTCAGTTTCTCAGAGGCTACAAGACCAGAGGTAAGTAAGCCATAGGAAGGAGAGTAGTCATCCAGCAACTCCTTGTACTTATCAATGCACTGGATCATGAAGTCAGTATCAGGATAGTGTTCGTCTTTATAAACCTCCTTCTTTACTTTAGCTGGCCTGTCCTCTTCACTATATCCAAAGTAAGGATTGGATTTCTTAGGTGAGCATACCAGTTCCACATATTTGAATAACTGCCTTGCCCTTGAATGACCTTCACTCTTATCAGCTTCCCAAATGGAAGAGAAGGGTTCTATCATCAGAGCATGTTCACTGACTATGAGCACTCCATTAACTATTTCCCAAAGCATCCTGTAGTCTGTTTAATTGTGTTATCTAATCCATCTGTATAAGGTACAGTAGTGTTAGGTTGGGCTGGTGGCAGCATCTTATTCTCAAGCAAATCCACATCATCTGCCAATAACTCTTCATGAGTGGCTTCCTTGAACTTCTGTTCTTCATGATACTTTTCAATAGTGAGAAGACCATCTGTATCACCATAATCAACATAGAGCTTCTGCATTTTCATCTCACTGATTGTATCAGCCATAAGCATATATCCCTTGTACTCCTCTTTTATAAGTGAACCAAGTAAGGGCTGGTTATTAATAATGCTTCCATCAGCCTGTAACCATCCTATGATCTGTGGGTTCTCAAAGTTAGCAGAGTAGACAGGAGTAGGAATGTAAGCAAACTCCTCAACTAAGTTGTTCTTCCTGATAAAGAAGTTAGTCTCCATCACTTTGGCCTGCAGAGTTTCCAGCTCAGGTTCCTTGGTAGTGGTAGTGAGGGTGTTAATGGGAGCTGCTGCCCTGAACAAAGACTTAATGATCCTGAGTATTTTCATGTGTATATGTTTATCTTCCTACCCTTGCTGTGAACTTCAGTTCCTCTGTCACTGTTGTTCCATCCTGAGAAGTGTACTGGATAGTGACAGTCTTATTAGCCTTGTACCAGCCCTGAACCATTAACTGCTTGGGTACAGAGTTGGGCTTGTAAGTGATAACAATTTCATGACTGGCTGTATCATTGTAAACAGTGGCACAATCACAGGTGCTCTTTACATCAAGGATTTCACCCATGTAGTCATAGGGAAATTTCACATGGATAGTCTGCCCTGCTCTTACATGGCCAAGATCAATAGAATTTCTCAGTAACATGCACCTTAGATTTATCGTTTAATAATTTAGGTTTTCCAAACTGCTGATATTCCTGCTCCCAACACTGTTCATTGATGCACACCACTGACTGATTGACACTGAATCTTCTCCACTGGTCAGCATTCATCATAGGAGGATAACAGGGTTTATCACAGGATTTGTTTGCCATCTGTAAAGCTGTGGTAGCACAGCCACATAACTTACAGGAACCTTCAGAATAGCAATCAACATCCATCCATCTTATCCTGTACTGTATCTGCTCATGTATGTGATTTCTCATCATCCACCTGAGTTTATTATTATAGAATATCCAGTATCTATAGTAACCAAGGAAGTAATGCCAGATGTCAACCAGATTCCTGCTCTTCGTTAATCTCTTTTTTGTCATACTCATCAAGGTGTTTCATGTACCTGCGTAAATAATCAATAGTATCTATGTAAGCCTGTCTTATTTCCGGAGTATCCTTATTGAGTGCTACCCTTTTTGTATATATGTATATGATCCTTTTAAGCCTTGTCCTGTAAGTCCTTATCTTACCAAGGTACTTGACATGAATGATAGGAATATTATCCTGTCTTATGCAGTGTTTAATAAACTCTGAAGGAGTTCTGCAAATGTCAGAGAAGGTGAGAAAGTCCATGTCAGGGTACTGATCTTTTACTGATTCATAGTACTGTTCAATAGCCTGATCCTGTGTTAAGATGGGCATATTACCTGTATTTTTTGGTGAGGATTTCCATAGCCTTATTGAAATCAGCTTCTATCTTATCCAATCCCTCAACAAAAGCAGCCTCTTTATGGAGGCCGGCATTAAACTCAGCTTCAGTAATAACTGGTTGTCCTTCCTGTCTTACATGCAGGTTATAATATTCATGAGGCTTCATGGGTCTTGGATGAGTGATGTCTACGGGATTATGCTGTGTGTCATTTAACTGTGTCTTACTCATGGTTATTATTGTTTTGTGAGACAGTGATAGTACTGAGATTCACTAATTTAAACAGATATTTCTGTTCATCTACATTAGGAATAAGCAAGGGGTATATTTTTATCATATCCCCTTGCCTTTCCAACACTCCTTTGTCAAATAAGAACTTCATAAAGTTAGATAATCCTGCCGGAGAAAGATGAAGTTTAGCCATTACAATTTTCCTGGCTGAAGGCCCAAACCTGTAAGTGGCTATGTCTCCTTCCAGAGCCATGAAAGCAGCAATGACCTCTATCTCCCTTGGGGTCATCTTAATGGGGAGAATACAATTAATAAGATTGAGATGAATCTCATAGTATTTGTCAGTAGAGAGTCTTAATGTTTTTCTAATGTATTGATCCATTGGTAGTATATGATTGGTCTAGGATAAGGTGAGGGGAATGAGTGCCTTGAGATGTTTCTCTATCCTGTTGATTAGCTGGTGCTGTGGCATAATACTGATGAACTTCTTACCACTGCTGTATATCTCCCCATAGTCCCTGTTCCCATCATTGATGTCAACGAATATTCCCACTGCATCTATCTGGTAGAACATCAGCTCCCTGACATCACACATCTGTAAAGAGTATCCCTCATGGTTGGCAGTCATGGACATAGTAATCTCATTATCATGGAAGATGGGAATATTCAATCCTTTTGGCATCATGGCATTACTGGCTTATTGTCTAGTGGTAAGAAGACCTTATGAAAAAATCTGAATTCATGTTTGGATAAGGACAGGTCAAGGTCAATGGTGAATTCAATAGCTGATCCATCCTTTAGAAAACAAAAGCAGGACTGGTTATCGAAGACCATCCTGCTAATTCCAATCCTATTGGTTATTTCTACTGCTTGCTCCCCTGTAAGTTCTGTCTCAATAGGCATAATGTGTGTTACTTTAATGTCGAGAGGGGAAGAGTTTGGGGGAATATCAGCACTTAAGCACTTGTAACTTCTTTGCTTAGTCTCATTGCTAAGTGCTGAAACTCACCTCATCCAACTTAAACATACTCATAGTTTTAATTTTAGTATGTAAAAATCTTACTTAAGTCTGATGCAAAATTACATACTAAAATGTAATTTCCAAATAAATTTATGTATTGTCAGATTTATAATAGGAATCCCTGATAATGACTCTTTATCAGGGATTATTAGGAGATGGGTACAAAAGAAAAAGTTACTATGCCTAAGTCTTGAAGTTCACCCCTGTATTCACTCCCATGATATGAAGCAGGTATAATATCCCTATAATGATCAACAGGATATTGATTGCTATTCTTGGGATTCCGGGGGTTACATAAGTATTATTGGCCCAGAACAAAACAGCGAATAATACCACAATCAGAAACAATAGGATTATACTCATGTTAGTTTCATTTGATGACGTTCTTAAGTGAAAAGGATGGTACTGTAAAGAATCAATTTATGTACCGTAAAAAAACCCTATTAGGAATAATAGGGTT